CCCACACGTCGATCTGAAGGTCTATTTCCTCCAGACCGGACGCCCCGGACAGCGTGTTGGCGGGCCTCCCGCCGAGCCGCTGGAACGTGACGCAGGGAAGATAATTCCCGGACGGAATGAACAAGGGGAAAACCTTGCTACCGACCAATGCGGACAAGCCCGCATCCTCCTGCAACATCCGCAGCAGGATACTTTCAAAATCAACGCCGCTTGCCATAGTGGGCATCCCCCATCATTTCCTGAAGCATCGCATCAACCTTCCGGCGGACGGCGTTGCGGGCCTTGCGGAGGAAATGCTTGCCGGGAACGTGATCAAGGACTTGCCCATCCTTCGTCACCATGAGCCGCGTCTCGCCATCTTTGGCTATCTGCTCATGCCCGAACTCCACAAGGTGGCTGTGCGGGGCCTTCACATAGACCACATAGCCGCCGTCCTTATACTTCGAGCGGTAGATCCAGATGGATTGCCGCAGCCTTCCCGTCTTGTCCCTGAACGCCGTGGAGCTTTTGGCCTTCTCAAAGACCTGCGCGGCAATGCCTCCCAAATCGGAATCAATCTCCGCCCGGACGCCCGCCCGGATGTCTTCGATGGGGATGTCCACCACGACGTCATTGCTCACAGCTTACCTCCCGGCACATCAACACCAGTTCTCGGCCCCGGTTGTCCGGCAACGGGGCAACGATGTTGAACACCTTCCCGTTGTGGATGACGCGCATGTCCGCCGTCACGTCCGGCCTATACCGGATGCGGATGCGCTGCGTGACTTCGGACTGTGCCTGTTGGCTGGCGAAAAACTCCCGCCCGCTCATGGCTTCCAGCGAAGCCCAGACCGTCGCCACGTTTTCCCAGACCTTGTCATGTAGCGGGGCTCCAAATTTCCCAAAAACGATTTCCTGCCGCTGGATGGTCACGCGGTGGCGAAGCATTCCGGCACGCATCAGAAGCCCCCCGCGACGACATAGGGATCAAGCAGACAGTCAACGAATGACCGCCCGAACTCATTGAAGTTCGACCCCACGGCAAAGCTCTCCCGCTGTTCGTAGAGCGTCCCGATCCGCACCAGCATCCACTGGCGGATCGGTTCCGGGAACCTGTCGGCGGGATAGCCCGCCCTCACCGTCAGCACGGTTTCCCCCTGCGGAAAATCCGGGCCGGGGATGAAGGCCGCCCGCAACGGCGACTCCTGCGGCGACAGGCCGGACGGCGTGAAGCCGTACAGCCCGACGTCCACCGCCTCGCCGCCCACGGTCACGGACTCCACCGCCATGCAGGGCACGAGGGGAAGCCGGAAGGGGGACGTCAGGGGGCCTGTTTCGACCTCCCAGACGGATTCTCCGAATACGCGGCGGGTGACGCCCTCCCCCTGCTGGCGCGCCGCCGTGATCAACACCGTCAACAGGGCATCATCCTCCACGGCTTCGGCGCGGGTGTGCAGCCGGGCCATTTCAAGCGTGACGGGTTCCGTTGCGGGCGGCGTGATCAGGCGTACAGTCATGGCTAGGCCGCCGCGCCGTGCTGGAAGAACTTCACGGCCTGCGTATCCGTCAGGACGCCGCCCGAGCGCATGAAGGCGAGGAACCCCACCTGCCCCTTCTGGGCAAAGGCGGAATCCGCAAAACGGTACATGGTGATGCCCATGGCGTCGCGGATGACGTACTTGGAGAAGTCACCGAACAGCACGGACTTGGCCGTTGCCGCCATTGCCGGGACGGACTGGTTGATGACATACCGATAGCCAAGGATGCTCGCGGGTTCCTTCACATCGATGCCGGGAAGCCACAGGGGTCGGCCTTGCCCGTCCTTCAGCTTCTTGATCGCCTTCAGGGTGGTGTCGGCAAACATGAAGGAACACCGCCCCCCTTCGCGGTAGGCGGGATCAAGGCTGTGCTCCAGTTCCACCAGATCGTCGTAGGTCACGGAATCGACCTGCGCCTTCGCGCCGGTGACGCCGAGCGTGGCGCCGGTCAATACGCCGGAAGGCTGAGAACTGCCCGTTCCAACAGTAAAGTGCTTGTTCGTGATGCGCCCCAAACGGGTGATCAGACGGTTGTTCACGAAGGCCTCAATGTCCGCGTTGGAGTCCTGAAGCAGTTCGATGGGCACCGCGACCGTCTTGGAACTGTACTTGTGCACCCCGAGATTCACGACGCCGAACGAGGGATCGGCAGCGGCCGCCGCCGTGTTTTCGCCGAGGATTTCCCCTTCTTCGGTGGTGCCGTCGCTGGTGGGCATGGTCATGGGCACGCCGGTGGCCGTGCTGATCACGGTGGCCACGGAACGCATCCCGCCGAACGCCTTCAACGCCTCAATGATGGTGCCGGAGACTTCCGTGGGTACGGTGTAGCCGCCCTGTGCATCCGTCCCGGTGCTCATGGTGTTGCGGACGGCGGCCCAATCATCGGGCGTCAACGCCTGCGGGCCGTTCCGCATCCACTTGTCATAGAGGGCGTGCGGCGTGTTTTCCCGTTCATCGCGGGGTTCTCCCGTCAGACGGTCGGCTTCCATGGCCAGCGCCTTTTCATGGCGGGCAATGGCATCATCAAGGGCGGAAATCTCGGTTTCCAGCGCGTCAAACTGGTTGGCCGCTTCCTCCGGGATACTTTCGGGATGCCTGTCCAGAAGGTTCCGGTACTCGCGGGCCTTGGCCGTGCGCTTCTCGCGCAGTTCCTGAATGCTGCTCATGCAAAAATCTCCTAGTGCCGGGTCACGGCAAACAGGCGGGCGGTACGCTCGTACCGTTCGCGGTTCTGAGGGTTGACGGAAGCCGCCGCAGCCGGAACAACCGGAGCGTTGGCGTAGACGGAAAGGTTCCAGTCGGCCTGTGCCTTCGGAGCGGCTTCGGCCACGCGGTCGGCAAACCCGCGCTCAACGGACTCTCCGGCGGAAAACCACGTTTCGGCCTTCATCCACCCGGCGATCTCCTCCGGCGTACAGCCCGTTTTCTTGGCGTAGGTGTCCACCAGCGAGGCGTCGAGCTTTTCCAGCATCTCCGCCGTGTGCAGGAGGTCATCGGCATTGCCCGCCGTGAACGTCCATGCCTTGTGGATCATGAAGAACCCGCCGGGCGCGATCTCCACCTCGTCACAGGCCACGGCCACGAAGGAAGCCGCGCTTGCCGCGTACCCGTCCACATGGGCGACAATCCGCGCCGGATGGTTCCGTATGGCCGCTTCAATGGCCCGCGCCGCGAACACCTCGCCGCCCGGGGAATTGATCCGCAGGTGGATGGTCGGCGCGGCGGTTGCGTTCAGCTCCTTCACAAAGGCTTCCGCCGCCAAGCCACCCCAGTAATCGTCGGAAACGATCACGTCATAAAGGTACAGCGTGGCTTCCCCGGACTCTTCAGCCTTAGCTTTTGGGGTGCTGGCCGTCCTGTTCCGGGCGTTGTCACGTAGGAGTTTCAACAGTCTGTCCATTTTCATCCTTTTTCACCGGGTGTTGCAGTTCGTCGCCGCCATCGATGGGCGGCAGGCCCTCGGCGGCCCGGATCTCGTTTGTAGTCATGAAGCCCGGCTCCTGCATGGAGCCTCGGGCGATACGGTAGAACTCGCCCCGCGTCTTGGTATCGCCACGGGTCAGCTCGGATTCGTCGAACTCGGCAAAGAAACCGTCCCGGAACAGCTTGGCCTCAAGCTCCTGTTCAATGGCCGTCAAATGATCGTTCAGTGTGAAGGTCGTAAACCAGCGGGCCATTTGCTCGACGCCGCTCCCCCACGATGAGGTCTTTTCCGTCTCCCCGATCATGACCGGGGGAACGCCGAAGAAACGGCAAATGTCGATGACCGAGAACTGCCGGGATTCGATAAGCTGCGCGTCTTCCGCGGACATGCTCAACGTCTTGGCCTCGCCGCCTTCAGTGAGAAGCAATGGGCGGTGGTGGTTGGCCGTGCCCGTATACCGGGCGTCGAAAAACTCCCGCAGATCGTCGGCTACTTTAGGATCGAGCTTGCCCGGATAGGCCAGGGCGATTTTCGACAGCATCCCGTTGCTGAAAAACCGGGCGCTGGATTCTTCCGCCGCCAGCCCAAGGCCGATCCCCTGCCCCGCCGCCGAAATGGTGGACAAGCCCCGCTTGCCGTCCCAACCGACATTGGGGACGTGCAGCATGTCGTCCTGATCGTAGAGCCGCGCCTGTCCGTCCTCGAACGTCACCCGGTAAAACAGCCTGTTCCGCTCCACGCCGAGCCGCTGATCAAGCCCCAGTTCCCACGCCCAATAGACGACCACGTTGCGCGGGTTCAGGGGATACAGCCCCACGGGTTCGCCGGAACGCGCCCGGATGATGTGGGCGTAGCCGTTCCCCTGAAGCACCTTGTGGGCCACAAAGGTTTTCCAGAACGTGGTGGCGGTCATGAAACGGTTCGGGCGCAGGCGCAGCACGCCCGCCAGAGGGTGCCCATGGGCAATTCG